GTGCAGTTGGTGGACCAATGAATACAGATATTAATGGTTCAGAATTAATCTTAGATGTCGATGGTGACACAAGTATCACAGCAGATACAGATGACCAGATAGATATTAAAGTTGGTGGCACTGACCAGTTTAGTATTAAAGATGGTGTCATCGAACCCACTACAGATAATGATGTGGATTTAGGCTCTTCATCTAAAGAATTTAAAGATGCCTTTTTTGATGGCACAGTAACTACAGATGCTTTGACTGTGGGTTCTACATCTATTTCTGCTAATGGTATTACTGAAGCTGATGGATTTAGATTGATTGCCGATATGTCAAATAGTGGCACTGTAGTTACAAATTTAGAAAGAATTGATGATGCTACATTTTCAAAAATGGGTACAGGTATGTCTTTAAGTAGTGGAGTGTTCACATTTCCTTCAACAGGTTTATATCAAGTAACTTGTTTTATTACTTTACAAATAGCAAGTTCAACAAGCACAGATTTATTTGCTTCAGTAGAAGGACAAGTTTCTTCTAACACAGGAAGTTCTTATGATACAGTTTTTGAAGCAATCGGAGGATATGAAGGTGCAAATACAAAATTTGATACCATTGCACAAAGCACTTTGGTTAATGTTACAAATGCTACTGCTTTTAAATTTAGATTTGTAACAGATAGTTTTTCTAGTGGAACGAATATTAATGGTAACACAGATATAAATCATACTTCGTTCTTTTTTGTAAGATTGGGGGATAGTCAATAATGGTTAGAGATTGGTTTCAAAACGCATTACAAACTTTTAATGGTGGTGATTGGTATTCTTGGAAAAAAGAAGACAGTGAAGGAAATAAAATTCCCAATGACCAAAGAATGACTTATGCAAATATTGTAGTTGTTAAAGAGGGAGCAACAATACCAAGCGAAGCAGATGTAAATGCAAAAATACAAGAATTAAAAGATTTAGAAACAGCTAAAGAAACAGACGCAACATCAGCTAAAACTAAGTTAAAAAACCTTGGTTTAACTGATGAAGAAATAAAAGCATTAATAGGTAAATAATGCTATTAGGCCACGGCACAATATCCGAGTTTGCTATAGCCTCCGTTAGAGGCGGTGGTGTACAAAACGTAGGATCACCTTTTGTTAGTGGCTTATCTTTTTCTGTTAGTCTAGGAGATGAAACTGTAACCGCAAGTGCCTCTGTGTCTCCTTCTACTGCTGGAGCACCAAGTTTTACCATAGGAACAGAGACTGTAGCTGCTTCTGCTAATGTTAGCACTAGCACTGCTGGACAAATTACTATAGGATTAGGAGAAGAAACAGCCTTTGGTGAGGCTTTTCAAAATTTAGTTTCACTTTCTGTTGGATCTCCCGACTTCTTTATTTGGAGCGAGATTGACGATTCGCAAACAGTAACATACACTGACGTTGAACCAGGAAGCACAGATTAGGAGATATAAATGGCATCAACATATTCAAGCACTTTAAATTTAGATCTTCAGGCCAGTGGAGAAAACTCTGGAACTTGGGGTACAATCACAAATAATAATTTACAAAAAATAGAATCAGCAGCAAAAGGCTATGTTTCTGTGGCAATTGCTAGTACAAATGATTCATTAACCGCGACCGACGGTTCCACTACAGATGAACAAAGTAATGCGATCATTAAATTAACAGGAACTTTATCAGATGCCACAACCATGAGTTGTGAGGCGGTGGAGACTTGGTATATTGTCGATGATGCTACAACACACAGTGGTAATAATTTAACCTTTAAACCTTCAGGTGGCACCGGTGTTAATCTTGTTCAAGGTGCTAAACATATTTTATATTCTGACGGTTCTACAATGTTCGATGTCTTGAATGATGCAGGAAATATCACGGCCAACGGAACACTGACTGTTGCAGGTAATGTTTCTCTCGATGGTGGTAGTTTTGTGTTTAACGAGTCCTCAGCAGACTTAGACTTTAGAATTGAAGGTAATGGCGATGCAAACTTGTTCTTTACTGATGCAGGTAATGACCGTGTGGGTATTAAAACAAACTCTCCTTCAACAGAGCTACATGTTGTCGGTGGTGTAAAAGCCACAGGAAACATAGACTTTGACGGTGGTAGTTTTACTTTTAATGATTCTGGTGCTTCTTTAGATTTTAGAGCAGAAACAAATACCTTAACACACGCTTTGTTTATTGACGGTTCTGCGGATAAAATAGGCTTTGGAACATCTTCTCCCACTAGTGGTTTTGTTACAATAGATCAAGCCAGTTCCACTGGTGCCATAGCGGTTCTAACTTTAGACCAAGGCGATGATGATCAAGAGTTTATAAGATTTGATGGGACAAGCGCTGCTGACGGATCAAAAAGCATTTCATCTTCAACGGATACAGGTGGATCAAAAGTAGGTGCAATACGTATTAACGTAAACGGAACCGATCGTTTTATAAGAATTTATGACACTGCAATATAATTATGCCGCTAACAAAACTACAGATAGCGCCTGGTATAGATAAACAAAACACTGAATACGGCGCAGAGGGTAAATGGGTAGATTGCGATAACGTTCGTTTTCGCTATGGATTACCAGAAAAAATAGGTGGTTGGGAAAAAGTTACAAGTGATGCACTCGTAGGTGCAACAAGAGCAATTCTAACATATTCTGATCTTGGTGGTGTTAAGTACGCTATCTATGGAACTAATAAAAAATTATATGCATACTCAGAAAACTCATATGCAGATATAACTCCCATACGTTCTAGTGGGACTGGAAACATAACTCAGTTTGAAACCACTAGTGGTTCTTCTACAGTAATAGTAACAGATGGAAGTCATGGTGCTTTAATAGGTGATTTTGTAACAATATCTAGTGTTAGTGGTGCTGTTGGAGGATTAACACAGGCTAATCTACAAGGAGAATTTGAGATCTTGACAGTGCCTAGTTCAAACACATACACTATACAGGCCCCAGCTAACGCTTCCAGTAGTGCTACAGGAGCTACAGCTAATGCAAGTTATCAAGTAAACACAGGAGCTGCAGTGGCACTGTTTGGTTACGGCTGGGGCGCAGGTACATGGAGCACCAGCACATGGAACACCACTCGTGAAGGACTAACAGGTGGCGAAGGTGTGTTACTTCAATCAAAAAAATGGGCTTTAGATAACTGGGGTGAAGACGTATTAGCTTTACAATTTGACGGCGGTTTATTTTATTGGGACACTTCTTCAGGATTATCTAGTAACAGAGCAAGCACCACAGAGGTAAGTGGCGCACCCACAAAATCAAGATTTATGATTGTTTCTGGTGACGACAGACACGTTATTTGTCTAGGAACAGAAACTACAATTGCTGATACTTCCACACAAGATAATATGTTCATTAGATGGTCTGATCAAGAATCGACAAGCGATTGGACGCCAACTGCAACTAACACTGCGGGTTCTTTTAGATTAACTGATGGTAATCAAATTAATACGGCGGTCAGATCAAGAGGTGCTGTGATGATATGGACAGATACAGCTTTGTATCAAATGCAGTTCATTGGTGCACCTTTAACTTTTGGTTTTAAACAAATTGGTTCTAATTGTGGAGCTGTTGGTATTAACGCAGCTATCGACGTATCAGGTACGTCTTTCTGGATGAGTGATGATTCTTTCTTCTTATATGACGGTGCTGTTAAAAAAATACCTTGTAGTGTGCAAGATCATGTTTTTGACAATATAAATCAAAACGCGAAACAAGACGTCTTTTGTGCAGCAAATTCTGATTTTAATGAAGTTATGTGGTTTTATGCATCTGATGGATCTGATCAAATAGATAAGTTAGTTGTATACAATTATGCTGAAAATCTCTGGTACATTGGAACTTTAGCTAGAAGTGCTTGGGCTGACAGCGGTGTTTATGAAGTGCCGTATGCTGCAGAGTTTGAGTCTGCTGATACTACTTCTACTATTTCTACAATAAATGGATTAAAAGCAGGTAGAACTTTTGTTTATCTTCACGAAACAGGAAGCAATGACGATGGATCAGCAATGACAAATCACATTGAATCAGGAGACATAGATATAGCAGACGGCGATAATTTCATGTCTATTTCAAGAATGATACCTGATTTTAAAAATCAGACAGGTAACGTAGATGTAACAATGAAAACAAGACCTTACCCTACAGCTTCTCAACGATCTCATGGACCTTTTGAAATAACGACAAGTACAACAAAAAAAGATACAAGAATAAGAGGAAGACAAGTAGCGGTAAGAATATCTAGTGATGATGTCGATGATAAATGGAGATATGGAACTTTACGACTTGACATGAAACCAGATGGAATGAGAGGAGCGTAATGGCAAAAATAACAATACCTCGTTTACCTGATGCGACAGAAAATTATAGTAGAGAACAAGTATCCCAATTAGTTCAAACTTTAGAACAACTTATATTTATTTTAAATAATACCTATGTTCCTCAAACATTAAAAGAAGAACAAGAAAGGATTACGTTTTTTTTAAATTAAATGGCTAACGTATACACAAATTATAAAGTAGATTTAACTACAACAAATGAAACAACAGTGTATACTGTACCTGCGGAAACGACAGCTATTGTTAAGTCAATACGAGTATCAAATGATGATGCGTCAAATGCTTGTACATTGACTTTAACGTTAACGGATTCTAGCTCTAATGTTTTTTCATTAGAAAAGGATAAATCTATTGCAGCAAAAACGTCGGCTGAATTATTAACGTCGACTTTGATTGCAAAAGAATCAGAAGTCTTTAAGGCTACTGCGCAAAATGCAAACGACTTGCACATCATTATTAGTGTGCTACAAATAACTAACACATAGGAGACGATTATGAAGGTAAAAAGAAGAGGAGATGACAAACCCGTTAAAAAAATGATGGGTGGGGGCATGACTTACAAAAAAGGCGGCACAGCTAAAAAAACTGTAAAGAAGAAAAAATTAGCAGCTATGTATCCACCAAAAGATAAAATCACCAGAGGCGATATTATCAAGGCAGCTAAAATGAAGAAAAAGAAAAAGTAATGGGTAAACTTTGTCCAAGAGGTAAAGCTGCAGCTAAGCGTAAATTTAAAGTCTATCCCAGCGCGTATGCAAATATGTATGCAAGTGCAGTTTGTAGCGGTAAGGTAACTCCTGGTGGTAAAAAAAATAAAAAGAAAAAAATGGCAGCAGGTGGAGAAGTCATTGATTTTAATAAAATATCACAAGACAGAAAAAAAGTGTCTAGCTATAGTCAAGGCGGAATAGCAAAAGGCTGTGGTGCTATTATGAAAAATAAAAGAAAAAAAACTAAAAAATCATAATGGCAAAAAAAGGATTAAGAGCGTGGGTTAAAGAAAATTGGGTTGATATAGCCAATAAAAAGAAAGATGGTTCTTATCCTAAATGTGGTCGTAGCGGAGGAGAAAAAAGAAAAAATTATCCTAAGTGTGTGCCTATAGCAAAAGCTAGAGCAATGACAAAAGGACAACGTGCAGGAGCAGTTAGAAGAAAACAAGCAAAAGCTAATACTGGTCCTACACCTTCAAGAGCAGCAACATTTGCAAAAAGGAAAAAAAGTGGCACTCGCAAAAAAACGTAGAAAAATAAAAAAAGTAATTGGCGCTCTTAAAAAAGCTTCAAAGGCTCATGCTGGACAAGCTAAAGTTTTACAAAGCGTAATGAAAAATGGTAAAAAGAAAAGATCCTAAAAAAGGAACGGGAAAGAAGCCTAAAGGTAGTGGTAGGAGATTATATACAGATGAAAACCCAAAAGATACTGTGTATATTAAGTACGCAACCTCTGCTGACCCGAGTCGTACCGTAAAAAAAAAAAAAAAAATTAATAAACCGTTTGCTAGAAAAATTCAAATACTTACTGTGGTTGAGCAAAGAAGTAAAGTATCTGGTAAAACAGAGCAAGCAAGAATTGCAAAAAAAGCAAAAGAAGCGATAAGAAAAAAACATGGCAAGAAAAAGAGATAAACAACCACCAAAAACTAAAAAGTATTTTAGAGCCACGGATAAAGGAGCAGGTATGACTGCTGCTGGTGTTGCTAAATATCGTAGAGATAATCCTGGTTCTAAGTTAAAGACTGCTGTTACAGGTAAAGTTAAACCAGGTAGCAAAGCAGCAAAAAGAAGAAAATCGTTTTGTGCAAGAAGTGCAGGACAAATGAAGAAGTTTCCTAAGGCCGCAAAAGACCCTAATTCAAGGTTAAGACAGGCTAGAAAGAGATGGAAATGTTAAAACTATTATATTGCAAAAGGATGGGAAAATGGGTATAAAAAAAGATGAAACCGTATTAGCGGGTAAGGGTATTGAAATCTTACCTGTCGAAACTAAGATTACTATTACTAATACGCAAACAGGACAAGAATACGTTGATGAAAAAGAAGCATTGGCGGACGTCGAGAACCCTGCAACTTCCACAGAAGAAAAACACATCAAAAGAGATGTCGCTATCAAAGTTAATAGCTTAGATATATTTGGAGATACAACATAATATTATGCAGGGACTTGAGTCACTAAACCAATTTAAAGATTTCGTATCCTCACTTGGAGGACTTGGACGTTTCGAAGATACATACATGGTGCATGCAGCAGAAGGTGAAACTGTTGTGCCGATGGAGGTATTAGACAGAAACCCTGTATTGAAGAAAAGATTATTTAAGACAATGGTAGACATGGGCATAGAACCCGGTCGATACATTGTTGGTAACGAATTAAACTCTATTAACCCTGTTACAGGTCAACCAGAGTTCTTCCTAAAAAAGATTGTTAAAGGTATTAGAAAAGCAATACCTGGTGACTTAGAAAATTACTTAGGAACTATCGTAGGACTTGCAACTGGTAATCCTTTCTTAGGAGCTATTGCTGGTGGTATCGGTAGTGGAGTGAGTGGAGCTATATCAGGTGGACTGGGTGGATTTAGAAGTCCAGGTATTGCAGGGTTAGGTGGTAAAAATTTAGCTATGAATATTTTAGGTCAACAGAAAGCAGATCCAGTTGAGTTAGCTAGTTTGTTTGGTAAAGAAGGATTAAAACAATTTTTCTTAGGAGGCACTGGTCCTGAAGGACAAGAAACATCTGGAATATTAAGTAAAGGTGGTAAGTTTTTTGAAGGAAGTTTTGGCGGTGGTAAAAAGACAGCTGCTGAAAATCTAGCTAATGCTGTGCAAACAGTTAAAGATTCAGGTTTGGACTTAGATAGTTCGGCGGGTCAAGCTGCTCTTAAAAGTCTCATAGAGTCTGGAAGCGGAGGTGGAGGATTTTTAGGTGGTTTAACATTTGGAGACTTGATTAAAATAGGTGTTCCTGCTGTAACTGCTCTTGGTCTTTTAATTAAAGAAGGTGAACCAGGGGGAACAACGCCACAAGATTTTACACCACGTAAAGTGGACACACAAATATTCCCAACGAGTGATGTCTTATTTCCACAACAAGGCATGGCTAAAGGTGGAGGAGTAACAGATTTACGACAAGGGGGCATGTCTCTCGGTCCAGGGACCGAAACAAGTGATGATATCCCCGCAATGCTAAGCGACGGAGAATTTGTCATGACGGCTAAAGCAGTCAGGGGTGCAGGCGGAGGAGACCGTCGCGAAGGCGCAAAGAGAATGTATGAGATGATGGATAGACTAGAGGGGGCAGCATAATGGCAACACAAGAACAAATCGTAACTACTAAGGTCCCTGAGTATATCAGTGACAGACAACAAGAATTATTAAACACTTTATTTGGAACACAGCAAGCTCAAGGTCTTTTGCAATTACCGCAAACAATACCACAACAACAGGTAGCAGGATTTAGTCCGACACAAGAAGCGGCAATGAATCTTGCCTTTCAAGGTATTGGAGCGTTTCAACCTTTCATACAAGCAGGTCAAGCAGCACAAGCCGCGGGCCTAGGATCAGCAGCTGCAGGAGCAGATGCATTAAGACAGATGAACTTTGATCCGTCTAGAGTTCAACAATTCATGGATCCTTATCAGCAAGCGGTAACGCAAGAAGCTGTTAAAGAAATAGATAGACAAGCTGCTTTAGCAGAAAATCAATTAGCGGGTCAAGCAGTTAAAGCTGGTGCGTTTGGTGGTAGTAGATTCGGTATTCAACAATCAGAGCTAGCAAGAAGTGCACAAGACCTACGATCAAGAAGAATTTTTGAAGACTTATCTAGAAACTTTCAACAAGCACAAGCTGCAGCAAACGCCGCTAATCAACAAAGAGCACAACAAGCAGCAGGCTTTGCTAATATCGGTAAATTAACAAGCGGTATTGGTAGCACTATGGCAGGACTAGGTGCACAAACACAACAGCTTGGACAACAAGATGTCAGTCAACTTTTAGGTATTGGTGGTCTACAGCAGCAATTAGCGCAAACACAATTAGGAACACAATATCAAAATCAATTAAATCAAATGATGGAGCCTTATAGAAGACTAGCATTTGGTTCACAAACATTACAACAAGTAACACCAGGCGCAGGAACAGCAACACAAACTATCGCACCGATGCCTCAAGGTAATCCGTTCTTACAAGCGGCAGGTGCTATAGGATCTATTGGCACGGGCCTTGGAGCATTGATGGGTTAATGAGCATCTACACAAGAAAACTATTTAACAGAGGCGGTCAGGTATCTTCTAGAGGTGTGGGTATTACATCAGGATTAGCCACACCTAAAAGAGGATATGTAGATAGACCAGGTAGTTATCAGGGAAAAGGTGAAGCTTCTTTACCTGATTTGAAAGATACCATGTCTGACAGATTACAATTGTTAGAAAGTTTAGATTTGGGTAGACCAGAAGTTCCTTCTAAAAGAGAAATACTAACTCCTGCTTTATTAAAATTTTTCGGTAGCTTAATGTCTGGTAAATCTTATCAAGAAGGATTAGGAGGGGCTCTAGATATAGCGGGACAATCTTTACAAACATCTGCACCTGACTTTGCACAAGCAGGAACCACTATAAGAAAAGCAAGATCAGCTCAAAAAGATTTTGATAACAGCTTAAAATTAAAAGCTTTTGACATGGCGTATGACGAAATACAAAAAGCTAAAGATAAACAAAATGAATTTGTTAAAGGTGATTTTAAAACATTTTATAATAAGGAAGATGCTGATGACACAGTCCTCATAAATACAGCTGATGCCGCCTCTAGAATTTATACTGATCCTGATTTTATAAAAAACTATTCTCTTGAAAAACCAGATGATGACTTTGTAAAAGCAGACACACAAACTTTTTATAGTAAAGCAAACGGTACGTCCATAACTGTGAACAAGAACAATCCTAACTCTCCTCTCTACACAGATAAATTTTTCTTTAACACATATACAGACGTAAAACCAGATGTCCCTAAAGCACCAAATATTGAAGTTTTTTATAATAAAAATGATGATAGTGAAACAATAGAGGTGGATTTAAATGATAGAAACTCTCCGTATTTTACAGATCCAAAATTTAAAGAAAATTACACCACCGTTGAACCCAAAGATGTAAAATTAAAAACTGTTTATTTTAATCCTTTAAATCTTCCTGATGATGCAAAGCCTTCAGAAAAAATTAAAACAGCAGAGCGAAAGATTGTAGGTAATAACATTTCTTACACATATAATGGCGAGGTATACAGTGAGTCAGAATTTCTTGCAAAGATAGGTCAAAACATAACTGAACAATTACCTCCTGGTATTACTAATTCTAGCTTACTAGCAAGCGATAGATTATTAGATACAAAAGAAGAAATAAAAACAATGTATAAAGAACAATATCCTGAACAAGAACCTTTAACAGAAAATGAATTGGACAGATTAGTTGCTTTATTTGTGAATCAAAGTTCAGGTGAATTAGACGATGTTGTTAAAACTGGTGATTTTGGAACAATAAATGAATTAGACAGTGAGTTTGCAAAAATAAATAGAAATAGAAAAGGCTCTATAGACAATCAAAACGCATTAAATAGCATTGAGCAAGTTCAAAAAGGTAATATTGATATTATTGATATGGTATACGGTTTA